CTGCTGTAGCATAAGGTAAAGACTTAGCTGCAGCTGTACCTATATTAGATAAAGCCGTTTTCTTAGTAACACCTTTTTTAATTTGGTTTTGATAAGCCTTGGTCATCATAGACCTAGCCGCTGCGGAACCTGCTTTAGTTCCACCCCAACCAAGAATTTTACCTAGACCAAGAGAGAGAATAGTTGATGGGTCGTATACTGCAGACTTACCATAGTCCCAAATTGCGTCACCCATCTCAGCCCACGAACCTTCACCAGTAAATGCATTGTCCATCTGATCGAACAATAAATATCCAGCGCCTAGTTGGGCTTTAACAGTGTCATCAGCACCCATACCATAAGCTATTTCATTAGCTGTGGTTACAGTCTGACCACCAGAAAAAGATCGTTGATAGTTTTGCCAGACCTCAAAGACATCTTCATCACTCATGTCACGATAGTCTTGAGAAGATAAACCTCCAATAGCACCACCGCTTAATCCTGTAAGTCCACGTCTAGCTTTAGTTAGTACACCACCTGGGGTAAACCTAGCTTCTAAGTTAGTACGAATAACATCCATAAGACGATCATCTTTTAAGATGTCTTCTTTAGTTAGCTTACGGTTATACTGACTAAATATATTGTTAAGATCTGTATAAGAAGAACTGTCTATACCTTGAGGTATAACAGGATCTGTATTAAAAATAGATTCACCTATGTTAATAGGCTCTTCAAAATCTGGATCAAAAACTATAGGGGGTTCAGGTTGAGTTCCGCCTACAATAATTGGCTGTTCAAACTCGTCCATTTATCCACCAATTTTAATTTTTTTGTTTGTCTCTAAGTTTATTACTACGTCACCAACTTTAAGTATACCTGCTCTTGCCAAGCTTTCTGCTACAGCTCTGCTAGGTACAGTAATTTGTTTTCCTTTAGATGCATTTATTAATGCAGGGTTTAAAGGAGACTCTTGAAAGTTAGGATAAGCTTCTACTAATTGATCAAAATATGTAGTGCCGTACAATCCTACAATAGGTACAAGATTGTCTTTCTCAAATGCTTTTTGAGCTTCTTGTACTTCTAATAATCTGTCAGTAACCCAAGCTTTTTCTGCTTGTTTTTGTACACTTAAATTTCCTGACTGTTCTAGTTCTTGTAAAGTAGATAGCTGCTTGGTTAATACGTTTACTTCCTGAGCTGCACGAGATATGTTAAACTGTACTGCTCGTTTTTCAAATCTATCTAAGTCTTCAAGAGAAGGTCTTTCAACAAACGCTGCCTCTGGTACAAACACCTCACCTGCTTTTGTACTCTGAGCTGATAGGATTGCTTTGTACATTTCGTCCATTTCTCGACCTATGTACTCTTCCATTTTATCAAAATTTATTTTAGTTCCTGATGGTTGAGTTACTACTGCGCTTTCTACAATCTGACCTATAACAGACTCAGGCATTTGTAAGCCTAACTCTTCATATTTAAGTCTTTGTTTTTCTAATGCAGATAGTAATTTAGCTGGGCCTTTTTTATCACCACTAGTAAGTATAGGTACAAGAACATCATCACTTAAATTATAATTAGTTTGTAGAGTTTTAACTGCAACACCACCTGAACTTTTAGCAGCCTGATTAAAACCTTCTGTAGTTGCGGAAGCTCCTGCCAACGTGGTATTAGCACCATCATTTAAAAAGTCTACACCATACTTTCCAGCAAGACTAAACATCAAGGCTTCTTTTTCGTCCATAGCTTTCTTTTTTTTCTCTTGTTCTTCTAAAGCCCAGTCTACGTATTGTCCTGCACCTATCCAACTAAACGCCATTACTATACCCTCGCCATCAAGCCTTTAGGAGCTTCTTCTTGTGGAGGCTCTTCAGGCATTGTTTCTTCTTGTGGTTCTTTCATCATCATAGGCGGTTCTTCTTCAGTACCTTCTTGCTCTCGTAGTTTACGCAACATGTTTCTAGCTCTAATAGTATCACGCTCATACTGTATAGCTTCATCTTCTTTTGAAGTATCAAAGCCTTCATCAAAATCTA